TCGTGGCATCCCACAGGCGCCCCGTCCCGGTATAGTCCTGGGTGTAGCAGGGGTCATGGTTCGGCAGTGCCAGGTTATGCACATGGCCGAAGAGGATCATCTGCCCGTTATCCGGTTGATAGATGCGTAGCTCAAAGAAATTGTCGTAGTTGTCCACGAGGCACCATTTCTGCTGCGGGGTGATGCCAAACGATGACTGGGCATGACTCAGTCCACCCAGGGCTAGACTGAGCATGAGGCCGATGAGTAATTTACGCATGCGGGTGTATCCTCCGTCTGAGTTCATCGAGTTTCGCCGCAATCATTTCCCGTGAATCGTGGCCAATGTCAATCTCGATTTCATGACCGTTTTGGCCCTGCAATGCCTCTGCGCAGCGCAGCCGTTCCGCCACGTCGCAGCCCTCCGGATCTTTCAGCCGGAGCGAGGCGACCGCCACACTGGCCGTGAATAAGACGAGCGTCGTTCCCACACCATAGAGAAATCCGAGCCAGCACATGCACACCTCCTTACTGGAGAATGGCCTCGATCGCGGGCCAATCATGGGGCCGAAACACAAAGACATGCACATCCGGCACCAACGCTAGCGCCTGCAGCCAAGTGTCTTGTTCTGGCGTTACCCGCCCTCGTTCCGTCTTCAGTTCCGCAATGATGAGCCGCGGGGGCCGGCAGAGTACCAAATCTGGCCATCCGGCATCACCCTGCAGTGCCGTCCGCCAGCCGGCAGCCGTGCGGGCTGGCCTGGGGTGAAAGCATTTCCAGCCGCGGAGTCTTGCCAGCGCAATCACGGCCTCCAAAAAGCCCGCTTCCGTTTCCGGCACGCTTCCGACAGCGCCAGCAGTGGCGGTGTGGGATTTCGCGGCGCTGCGCGTAGTCCCAGATGGTGATGAGCTCAAGATACGTCTCCTTCGTGACGAAGCCGCAGCCGGTACACTGACCTTTGCGTGGGGGCAGGTCGATCGTCATGAGGCGATTCCTTATGCGTGTGATGGCGGAAGCGACAATGACTAGAGAGGTAGCCTACGACCTGTATCATCTTGATAGATCACCTCATTTCTATGAGGTTGTCGCACATGTCGACAACCTCGAAATAAACCATATCCCTTCAAGGGATATAGTTTCCTACGACATACCCGCCGGCGGAGTCGCTCGCTCCGCTCAGCGCCCCCGACCTCCGCATGGCACCGCCATCTCACCGTCGGGTCTCTCGAACGGTGCGCTTCTGGGGCCAGGCCCTCACCCGGACTGCGGCGGGCGTGTGGGGTTAGGCTTTCAAGACATCAAACCGGACAACCTGGAATCGTCCAAACGAGGGAATAAAGTCTCCGACACCGATCACACGCCCGGCCTGTGTCAACGTTTCGAGGAGCATGGCCGCATCGATATACTCTGGCAATAAGATGAGGAACTGAAAGGTGGCGGTCCATCCTTTCTGAAACGCCGGACGCATCCTGGTAACGGCATTCCTCTGGACTACGACACGGCGCTTGTCAACGTAGTCCCATTCCGTACTGCCTAACGATGCGAGTTCGATCTCTGAGGCAATCCCAGCCTTAAAGAGATCCATGGCGCTCTTGCGCGGCGATCTCGGATCTTGCCGGAACCGTGCGGCTTTAATGATGGCCTGCCTCACATATTCGGAAGGCAGACAAATCTCGTTCTGTTCATTGCGATACACGTAACTCTCAATATTGTCGGACTTCTTGGCCGCACTGCCTTTCTTCGCTTTGGACTTTTCTTCAACGGCCTCATTATTCCAGGCATGGAACAGGAGCGGACACACGCCTTCGAGCACAAATTCCACACGATACGGCAATTCATGAATGATTGACGGTTCTGCCCCGTTACTCACGGGATGATACGTTTCAAGCGTATTCTTCGGTGTCATGATCACTCCTTACCAGGCCACACCTAACCACTGCCGCACCGTGCCGCACCTCACCCGAGCGAAACAGGCCACACCTTACCTCTCCGCACCTGGCCGCACCTCACCACAGCCGGCCTCGCCTGATCAGACCTTGCCGCACCTAACCAGAGATATTGTCAGTTTCAACCCTGTCCTTGAGATTGGCGAGAACCCGATCGAGCGCCTCGGGCGTGATGCCATCGGGCCAGCGCCGCATGGCCTGACTAAAGAGACTGCCCAGGTTGTGCGCCTCGGCAAAGTGTGCCACGCGCATCACCGCCTCGGTCGAGGCCATACCCTCCCGATGGGGTGATTTGGCGTCTCGCTCGCCCTGAGATGCAGTCTGGTCACTGTCTGGATCCAGCCGCGCGTCATCCTTCGATGATTCTGGCGCCTCCTGGGTGCCTTCCTGGGCATCATTGAGAGGCACATCGGACTCGATAAGGAGCTGCAGGCGTTCTTGGTAAGCCGTCCTCAGATCCTCGAATTCGTCTGTCGTGAGCGTTTCCTGCAGATATTTTTGCGTGGTCTTGCCCTCTTCGAGGCGCGGTACGGCCTTGCGTAGCTCGATATAATGCAACTCTTTCGGCACGCCAGCATGCGTCATCAGGGTCAGCAAGTCTTTAATGTGCTGGGCGCTGGGGTGCGTTGGGGGGGCTTCGAGCTGGGCCGCCACGGTGGCGGGGAGGGCCGTCTCGGGAGCCTGCTGGTAGCCTTGTGGTGTCTGCGCCATGGTGATGGAGTCCTCCATCTCCTCACGTCCGTACAGCCCACGTAGCACGTCAGCATAGGCATTGCGCAGCACGAACCACCGGGCACGCATCTGGAGTTGGCGCTTTGGATTCTCGCTCCAGGGGCCGGACTTCCCCCAGAGCTTGGCCATCTTGGCATCTTGCACGGAAAACTGCCAAATCGTGGGCCGACTACGGCCTTTGCGCTTGCTGATGCAAATGGCCTTGAAATCATCCTTGTAGGGCTCTCCCTCGAAGTCCTCGAAGAAATCTTCCATGAGCCCCGAGGCTTCCACCATGGCGAGGCCGAGATCGCCAAAGATACTGGGGCGCCCGCCAACGACGTAGATATTCTGCAGCCCTTGCAGCATGGGCAAGCCTAGCTCGATGGCATACTCCAGCGCGACCATCGTCCCTTCCGGGTCATTGTGAAAGTCTTTTGGCACGAAGGCCGTTCTGCAAACAGCTTTTGCAAAGCGGTACAGCTCTTCCAGCGTGCTAATCTCGAGGCCACGGTGCCCCAAGGCCAGGGGGGCTGGCCTGGTGGACGGTACTCCGTTGTCGTCCATCTGAATCTCCTCCAATCGATCATAAAAGCGCGTCATGGCGCGCTGGACGGCTGGCGTCATGCCGCTGGTCCTAGGAGCATTTCGACCTGCCTGAGCGCCTGCTGCGCCTTGTGCAGCTCGTCTTGCTGGGGCATGACATACGTGGTGAGGAGCAAATCCAGCCGGGCGGCGTGGCGATTCAGGCCCTCGATGGAGCGGTGTATCGCGCATAAATGGTCGGCAATGAGTCCGAGAACAGCGTGATAGTCATCGGTCATGATCGGCGTCTCCTCTCATAGTCGGTCAGGCGCCGCACCGGGTCAGCCGGGCCGGGCAGTGGGCGATACCACACGTTCCCGCCGTTCGCTGCGGTGCGGCGCCAGGGGTTACTTGTTGAGATACTCCCGTGCCACTTTGGCGATCGCGGGTGCCCAGCGGTCGCAATCATGCGGCTGCCAGCCGAGGCGGGTCACGAGCTCTTCGAGCAAACATTCGAGGCGGTAGATGTCGGCGTCGGTCATGGTGTCGTATCTCCAGTGTGATATCAGTTATTGGCGTTTTGTACCATTTAATCTATACCCACACAGGAGAGATGTCAAGAGGTATTGACACCATGCGCCAATTATTTTATATTCACCCTATGCCACGAACGCCTTATTCCTGCAATCAGTGTGACTACGTATGGGTCAGCGATGAGTACCCCAAGCGCTGTGCTCGCAAAGGCTGCCGTTCGATGCGTTGGAACCAACCGAAAGAGCCTAAGCGCAAGCGTGGGCACCCCCGCACGCCTCGCCCCTAGTGGCTCCACCCATTGACAATCTCATGCATATGCTCCGGCAGGGGCCGCGCCCCTGGGCCTGGATCATGCTGTGGGTGCCGGCACGCCGGACACAAGCGGTTCGCCTTCCCCCAGGAGTCAAAGGCGCGATCACAGCGCAGGCACTCGCGCCGGGTCATCTGCTGCGCCGGCACCTTGCGCTCATAGGTGTTCCGCTCGCGGGCCTCCGTCTTGGCCTGGGCGCCCCGCCCATAGCGCGCTCGGCAGGCCGCACAGGAGGCCATCCCCGGCGTGGCCGGGTGGCGTCCATAGCTACATTCCCCCAGGGCTCTACGCTCGGCACGGTAGCGTTGTTGGCGTTCGCTGCGGGTCACATCACCCTCCTTCGCTGCGCCTCGCCCAAAATCTGCGCTGCCCGCTCGGCATACGCGGCGGGCGCATGCGTCGGGCAATAGTCCTCTTCGTCGCTGACACGAATCGCGCACTGTACGCACAGCGGAGCGGAACACGTCCGGATCTTGCTCAGTGGTGCATCGCACAGGCGCATCATCGGGCGTGCCTGACAGACGGAACACTTCGGCCATGGTTGGCGTCCGCGTGTGCAGACGATCATCATATTCCCATCATTGGTGATCACTCGCTCACAGCCCATGCGTTGCTCTCCTCACCCCTCACCCCTCACGCCTCCATCCCCGCCCCTTCGGTCCCTCCAGGGGCTTGCGCTCATGCCGGCGACGTTCGACCTCGGCACTGCACGCCTGGCACCACGCGGCGCGTGCCAGCCCGACGTCGGCCATGGACGCCAAGCCGCGAAAGGCTCGATCGAGGACATCCATATAGGCCGCATAGGTGCGCTGCGGGGCCGGTACGCCCTTGGGGGCCGCGGGCCAGAGCGCCTCGATCGGCTCCACCGTCACCGGGGCGAGACGATCTCGGGCGGCATCATGGCTACGGCTGCGATGGTGCGGCATTTAGCGCTCCTTGCGCTGACGTTCGAGGCCGATCTCCACCTCGGCAAACAGGTCTGTGATGACCTCGTGTTTCTCCTGGAGCGCGTCATAGATGGCCTGCAAATCCTGACGATCGATGCGCTCGGGATAGAGCAGACGGATATCAAAGTCACGGCCCAACCGATCAAGCAGCTCTTCGCGTAGCAGATAGCTCATGCCCCCTCCCGTACCGCCTGCACGGCGGCATCAAACAGGCGCCCAATGCCGTCCTGACTCAGAAATGTCAAGTCCTCGAATTGTTTCAACAGCGCCGTCCGCACCCGACACAGCACACAGGTCGGGTCGCTCCCCGGTGGCGTGTGGGTATAGGGCTGACGCAGGGCGGTGTTCTGTTCCTTCAATGCCCGTATTTCTCGGGCCATCTCGTCATCGCTCTCCTGCCGCGCGCGCTGGCACGTGTCGAGCGCCCGTTGGGCCTCAACCAGCTGGAGATTCAGCGCCATGTAGCCCTCCTGTGTCGCGCGAAGATCGCTTTGCAGCCGAGCATTCTCCGCTTCCAGCGCCTGTACCTGGACCTGGAGATCCTGCCACGCATCCAGCAAGGCGATATATTCCGGGTCGAGTCGAATCTCGCTCATGGAGTCCCTCCAAGTTGCTGTAGCAGCCCCGCCAGGTCATAGGCGGCCTTCGTGAACTCCAGCGGACTGACGGGGATCAGGGATAACTGGTTAGCCATGGGATGCCTCCTGTGTTGTGCCATTCGGCCATGGCGCAAGGGTGACAATTCCCTTGGGGCCAGCAATAGGCATCTCCTCTGACGCCCTCCACAAGTCCCTCGTGAGCCGAACGTCCTCTAGGCAGTAGTTGATCAGCTCGACCCATCGGCCTTGCTGGTAGAGCCGTGGAGCATCGCCCCCGTTGCCGGTTTTGCCGCGCCCCAGTGTCGCCTTGCAGACGGCATCAAGGCCCCACCCGCTGTGGTCTTTCGTGAACACGTCAGGATTGAGCCCGAGTCCCTGCCAGATGCGCCGTAAGAGGTCGTCTGAGCGAGCGCGTAGATGCTCAACCCGCTTCGGTTGCGGCTTACCCCAGATAACCGGCAAGTCGAATTTCCACCCGTTAAATGTGGTAAGCCGATCGGCACGGTTGAGGTGCGTTTGCAAGTCGATGCGGTCCTGGAGACTATCCCGATAGATGGTATAGCGGTCCTCGCCTACGTCATAAACGACGGCGACCGACACACCCAAGACATCTGTCGCATCCCACCCACCCGGCGTATCTTCGATGGTGCGTTGAATCTCGATGTCCAAAATGAGGTGAGTCATCGTGTCTCCTCCAGAATCGCGTCTAAGGGGTCTAGCATCCTCGTGGCTGCACGTTCTCGTCCTACCCCTTCTACAATCACCTCCGAATCATCGGATTCAACCTGTGGCACGTCAGGCTGTTTCACCATTGGCGGCTTGCCAAAAATCCAGGGATCATCTGGCGTCGGCGTCCATGGTGGCTTCGTGCGCGTCATCGCGTGCGCTCCTCTCGTTTGCGGGTCACGGCTTCCGCCATCTGCTGCTCCCGTCCCTGCCGCGCCATGGCACGTTTGTAGGCTTTGCCCCGCTTTTGGGCCTGCACCAGCGCCGCATGGCTGCAGGTGAGATGCACTTGTACCTGATCATCGCCCACGCTCACAGAGGCGTCGGTGAAGGCGCCGGCCTCGAAGATCAGCAGCCAGCCGGGGAGCTCCAGGTGGATGGTGGCGCCGTGGGGGGTCAGCATGGGTACATTCCTCACTTGGCCGCGACGTACGCCAGATAGCGTAGCGCGGACATACGTACAGGCTGATGCGCATACCAGAACACCACGGATGCTTGGCGAATATCGTCTAACGGCTGCTCTCTGAGGTATCTGCACAGCCGCTCATGTGTGGCCTTCTCTCGAGATGTTCGCCGCTGATCAAATGTCACGACACCATGAATATTCTCGATCATTTCTCCCAATCCTCTCCTAGTGACGAAGTGACGGCGGTGATGCGTTTTTCGTAACCTCCTTATATACGCGCCTATACCCTTTGGGAAATGAGTCACTATCGTCACTTAGTCACTGCTTATGTCTTTGAGAGCAATGCCCTTGTACCAGACTTTTCCGTTGCTTTTCTGCCGAGTTACGCCTCGATGTTGCAAGTCAAGTGCGAAGGTTCTCACATGCATCGGCGGTTGATTCTCGTGAGCACACCAGTCGACATACGCTTGATACAGATCCTTGCCGTCGACCCGGACCAGATCTGAACGGAGGCATCGCTCATCCAGAAATTCCCCCAGATCGTCCATTTCTCGGTGGTACGCTTCGGTGGCTTGTGTGACTTCTTCTGGTGGACGGAGGCCACTTGGGCTCCCATTGACGCCGACCTGCCACGCGAGACATCCATCGACCGCCCATGTGAGGATGCCTGGCAGCTCCGCCCGCAGCTTTTCTTGTAGATATGGATCACGTTCATGCGGAGGGATATACACATCAAACGGGATCATCCTGACCCGTTCCCACACGGCCATGTCGTTCCCTTTGAGCACGGGCTTATGATTGAAGGCCAGAAAGAGCTTGAAGTGCGGCAGAAACTCGAAATACTCTTTGAACAAAAACCGCGCTTTCACGCGATCGCCCCCGGTGAGCTGCTTCAATAGTCCCTCGCTGAATTTCTGGCCCTGGTTCGCTTCGATCGCGGAGACGAGCCGCACGCCATGCAGGTCTGCCAGATCATTCCGGACCGTTTCGCGCTCTTGATGCAAAAAGCTCTGCATGTTCGCGGATTTGGCATAGGGTCCGAGTAACTCATGACAGGCTTCAATGAATCGACTTTTTCCGTTGCGCCCCGTGCCATAGAGAATAAATACGCACTGCTCATCGGTGCGGCCGGTGAGGGCATACCCGACGGCGCGTTGAAGAAAGCTTACGAGGCGTTCGGCCCGTTCATGGCGCTCAAGCAGCGCGGACTCACTGCCCTCTTCTTCGGGAAGGGGGCCACCCATGACCCGCCAGAGAAAGGCTTGCCACGTCGGACACTCGGCGTCGGGACTATACGGGATATCGAGGCATCGGGTAATCCAATCCTCACGCCGATGGGGTCTCGTTTGATCGATCAGGCCGTAGCGGAGGTCGATGGTCCCGTTCTGGCAGTTGAGCAGCCAGGAGTCTTGGTCGAATTGATCGGTTGTCGCCACCACATGAGGGAAGGTTTCTGCCTGCCGCAGCATGTTCGTGAGCTGTCGATGCTGAAAACATCGAGAAATGTGCTTGAGCATTTCGGTGTTTTGCCGCTGTAAGGCGATTTCACCGAGCCTTGTAATCGTCTGGCGCGCCAATTCCATGATGTGGTCGACTTGATCGAGCTTCCAATGCGTCCCGGTCCAATGCAGCCAGCCACCCAGCGGCTTACAGAACCGCAAATCCTGCCCATAGAGCTGGATCAGGCAGGCGGCGTTGAAGACATCGCCATACGGGATGTCTGGAAGTGTGTCCAGGCTACCGGGCATTGGCCACCCTTTCCTCGAATGCCTGCACCCCATCCCCGAGCACCTTGAAGCGTGGCCAGGCCCCCACCGCCGACCAGATGTCCCTACACATCACCGCCCGCTGTGCGGGTGTCCAGTCGTCACAGGTGATCAGGCAGGCTTGCAGCGCCTTCAGCAGCGGGGCATAGGGGCCTGTGAGATGCCAGGTCTGCGACGGCAGGAAGTGCCCGGTCTTCCAGATCATGATGGCTTGCACCGCGATCAACAGATGTCCATCCATGCCCTCTCCCTTCCCGATGCACCCCAGGCCAGGTGGCGCCCCCCGGCGCTCTTCAACTCGCGCTGGTGCCTGCCAAGGTGCCCAGCACGAGCCTCCCATCCCTGGCCTGGAGCGCACCCTCTAGACGCCACGCCGATGCACCGATATGATGGTTTTGGGCTCCTGACGCGCCGAACGTAGGAGGACCATCATGGCTGTGTACCGACGTGGCCACTCGTATCAATACGATTTTCGGTTTCGTGGGAAACGCTATCGCCAATCCCTTGGCCCGGTGAGCTATCAGACGGCGCTGCAAGCCGAGCGTAAACGCCGGGTGGAGGTAGCCGAGGGTATCCTCAGACCGCCGCCACCGCAGATGACGTCGTTCGCGGAGTTTCTCCGACGTTTTCAGCGCTGGTGGGAGCCGCAACGCCGGCCCAACACGGTGCGCGTGGCTGACGTCGCCTTTCGCCTCGCCTGTGAGGTGTTGGGCGAGATGCCCCTCACCGCGATCACCGGGGAAACGCTGGCCTTGCTGCAGACGACCTGGTTGCATCGGGGCCTGACGCCGAGCACGATCAACGTCTACCTGACGCCGATCAAACACGCCCTCAAAGTGGCGGGTCAGTGGGGCGTGTTGGAGCGCATTCCCACGGTGCGGAATCTGCGCACCCGGCAGGCTCCACGACGGATCATCAGCCTGGCAGAAGAGACCGCGCTGCTCGCCGCCATGCCGAGCCGATTGGCCCTGCTGACGCGCTTTGCGTTGCATACGGGCCTTCGCCTCGGGGAGCTGATGGCTTTGCGCTGGGATGATCTGGATTTCAAGGCGGGTCTGGTACAGGTAGGCGTCGATGTGGCCAAGAGCGGACGGGCACGACAGGTGCCCTTGAATCGCACGGCTCGGGAGGTGCTGGCACACCTCCCCATGCACGGCCGCGACAGCCGTATCTTTGGCTACAAGAGTATTCGGACGATGTTTCGGCGGGCGGTGGAGCGGGCGGGGCTGGATCTGGCGATCACACCCCACAGTTGTCGCCACACGTTTGCCACCCGAGCCATCGAGGCCGGCGTCGACTTGCCAACCCTGCAACGCTGGCTCGGGCACGCGACAATCACGATGACCGCCGCCTATACGCATCCGAGCGTGGAGCATGAACGCCAGGCGATCCATCGCCTCGATGCGGCCACACGCCTGCCCGCATCGCTTGATCAGGAGGGTGTGAGCTAGGGCGTGAGCATCTGGCTCAACAAATGGTGCCTGGCATTGTGGAAGAATGAGCATACGACCTGTGACCTATTCTGTGACCGGCGAGTTGGGTGTCAGGAGCCCGGCTTAGTCGTGAGATGCTTTGGCTTTGTGCCCGTTCGGTGTGTCGAAGGGGATCAGTATATGCTCATAGGGCTTGGCCATTTCTTCGAGCAGCTCACGCATTTTGATGCCCTTCCCTGCGGCGAGCACTCGAAGAATTTGATGGGTGCGCCTATCCACTGGAACGGTCATTAAGTTATGGTCAACCATAACCATCACTCTCCTCTAGTGCCTCGAATTGAGCCAATGCTTGACTTAATATGGGCTGGTGATGGAATAAAGTCAAGCCCAAAATTGGCACATATAAAAATTTATTGCATATATTAAATACTGGAGATATATTCTATGGTGACGTGATTCCATGACAATGTATGACAATATGTGAGGATATGGTGCATGAGGTCTGCGATGGCCAAGCGGACGACGGTGGATCTGACCGATGCCGACGAGGAAGCGCTCAAAAAAGTTATGCGCCGCTGGGGCCAGCAAAATGAATCGGCGGTCATTCGCCTATGCTTGCATATGGTGGCGAACGCGAAGGAAATGTTGCTACAATCTCCAGAGGATTTCGGTGGGTCGACGGCGGAGGGCTCAGGATGCTGACGGATGTGCTGAGATCTGTGCTCAATAACATGCAGATGGCCCCGTGGTGGGCCTGGGCGTTTGTGGTGATGGGATTCGCCATGATCACCACGGCGTCCCTGTGGGGTGACACCATTGAGGCCTGGTGTGTGCGGCATCGGGTCCAGCGTCTCGTGTCTCGGTTGATGTGGTTACCGCTCATGGTGTTGATGTTGGTCGTGCTCGTCGCTGGCTGCGCCACCTCACGCTTTGAGGCGAACATGGATGCCGCTGTGGGACGCCTGACGATGGATGAGGCGCTGATGCGCCTGGGGCCTCCCACCTATGAGCGACATTTGGGATCTGACACGCTCCTCGCCTGGGAGCGCTCAGAGACGAGCGCCTACAGCTATCGCCCGTATCCGGCCTATCAGGGTCCGACCACGGGCGTCTGGGGCGGTGCCATGGCTGGCCTCTCCGCGGGTGCCGGCGTCCAGACGATGGTGGACGAGGATCGACAGGTGCTCATGCTGCGCTTTGGCCCTGATGGCACCCTCACCGCCTGGCGCTCGATGACCCGCTAGGCAGACGCCATGTCTGCTTTCATCATTCTTGACATCTCGCATATCCTGCCGTATACTCGCTCATACCTGCCAAAATTCGCGGAGTTAGATGGTTGGCGTCCGACAAACGGCCCTCAAACGGTCGAAAACGGATCGTTCCCAAGCCTCCTATTCGGCTGTCGAACGGACGGTTTGGTCAGGGCATGCCTGGCCCTGGCAGACCTAAAGGCTCCGTGAGCCGTGCCACCCTCGAAGTCATTCCCATCAAGGAGATGGCGGCTGAGCTGCTGCAACAACCCGAGTACCTTAAAGCCCTCGCTATTCGCCTCAAGGCCGGCGATGCGCCCCACATGGAAAAATTCTTTGCCGAACACCTCTGGGGCAAGCCCAAAGAGACGGTCGACCTGAACATTACCCAGACCCATATCAGCGTCTTACTGAGTCTCAGTGACCTGGAGCTCGGCGCATTTCTGTCCGCCATGGAAGCCAGGGACACCGACGGCGCGTTGCGCCTGTTGCCGGGGAGTGCGGCGTAGTCACACAGGGGAGAACGCCATGCCGGAAGCGACGATTGGTGATACACAGATGGTGCTTTACACGCTCAACCCCGATGGCCCACTGGATGGTGTGCCGGTGTGGACCGTGGTCAGTGGCAATGGCACGCTGTTGGACGATCCGCTCCATCCCGCCTGGGATGCGTCGAAGCCTGCCGGCTATCAGATGTTTCTCGTCTCCGACACTCTGCCCGACGGCGAGGCTGGCCCCGTGGATACGGCCTACAGCGTCGAGGCGGATGTGGACCTGGGCGCCGGCGTGCAGCATATCAGCGAGGTGGTTACGCTGCATGTGATCAATCAGGCGTCCAGCTTGGGCGGGGCGTTCGGCGTGCCGCAGACGAAGCCGTGACCGACCTGGAGCGGATTCAAGCCACCTTTTTGCGAGGGCAACAGCTCATCTTGCAGGCGTTTAATGAGCTGTTGCTGCTGAAGAGGCCCGCGGCGACCCGACTTGGGGGCACGTTGGGGCCCGTGGTGGAGAAGCCTTGATGCCGACGGCAGAAGAGCTGCAACTCCTCCAGCGCATCGCCAGTCTCACCTTGGCCCAACGTCAGGCCAGCGACCCGTTGCGCCTGTGGCAGCCGCTCATTGTGCATCAGCCCTTTATCCAGAGCGTGCTGCACCCGGAGGACGGGGGCCACTGGGAAAATTGGTTCGTGGGCGCCAATCGTGTGGGCAAGTGTCTTACCCCATGGACACCCGTGGAAATGGGTTCCGCCACGCGCCTACCTGCCGAAATGATCGGCGAGGCAAGTTTCGATGTTCAATCCTGGGACGGTGTGACTCGATGTGCCAGTCAAGCCTCTGCCGTATTTCTGCGGAGCATTGAGCCAGCGTTGCGTCTGCATCTGGACACTGGGGAAGCTTTTGAGGCGACGTATAGGCACCGGGTATTGACCCGCGCCGGGTGGATTGCGGTCGGTAGCTTGTTGTCCAGGATAGGTGATCCGCGTTGGACGGAAAGAGACGAAGATTATCAGGCCAATTATGATAGGGCCAGTCGTCAATATGGTCTACAACTTCCTCCGTCCGAAGATAGCGCCATAGCAAGACCTCTGCTAGCAAGCGGTGCTCATACACATAGCCATCCTGGTGAGATTGTGGATGTAACGGTGCCCACACCTGAACGTATCCGTGCTTGTCTAGGCGCCTTCCCCCATTCCACGAGGGATGACCCTCACCTGCTCTCGGCCCTGTTCGCCCTGTGGACCACTGATGCTTCTGACACCACTTATCGACCGTCGACTTGTGGCAATGAAGAGATTCAGCGACCTGACGACGGGTCAAGCCCTGCTCCAACAGAACAGCAATACCACGAGATTCAAGGTCTTGCGTGGTACGGTAGCAACGATTGGCACGTATTGCCATGGCCGATCCTCCTGGTGGGTGGTTGTAGGCTAATAGCATACCAGAAAATCGGTTTACGTCCAATAGTAGACTTTGAGGTACAAGGGACACATTGCTATTGGGCATCAGGCGTGCTGCACCACAACACGAGCGTCGGGGCGTACTGTGGTGCCACGCTGGCCCGGCAGGGCCTTCCTGAGCCGGTCGGCACCGCGTACAGCCGTTTGCCTGATGGCACGAGCATGGACGTACGGGACAAGGCTACGGCGGGCTGGGTGCTGGGCCTCGATAGCAATACGAACCGCGACATTATCCAGCCGAGATACTTCGACAATGGCTACCTCAAGCCGGGGATGCCCGAGCCCTTTATCCCTGAGCGGGAGATTGCGAAGTGGGAAGTCGAGGCGCAGATCCTCAAGCTGCGCAACGGCTCGTTTATCGGCTGGAAGTCGGGGGAGCAGGACGCCCTTAAGGTCGCAGGCGGGGCGATCGATTGGCTGCATGGCGATGAACCGCCGAAGAAGCCGCACTATGACGAGCTCTTGATCCGTATCGGCGCGGGACGGCGCTTTCGCAAGTTTTTCACCGCCACCATTCTCCCACCCCAGGGGCATGTCGAAAGCATCTCCTGGGTGTACCAGGAAATCCTCGAGCCGATCATTCAAGGCCGTGTGACCGATGTCGGGCTGTTCCAGGCCAGCATCTACGATAATCCCCACCTGAGCGGCGAAGAGATTCAGCAGCTTGAATCCCGCTACCCATTGGGCTCCCTATCGCGGCGCATTCGACTGAATGGCGAGATTCTGCCGGGGATTGCAGGCGCCGTGGCGTATGGGAACTTTGCCCGCGCCGTGCATGTGCGCAAGCTTCCGCCGCTGTCACCACACCGGCCCTTGTGCTGGGCCTGGGACTTTAACGTCAGCCCGTTCTGCACCTCGCTTTGGCAGGTGCATCCCGATCAGATGTATTGCTACGATGAGATCGTGCTCGATGAGGGCAACATCGACGCCATGCTCGATGAGTTTGAGCGGCGCTACCCCCGGCACCCGCATGAGCTCTGGATTTATGGCGATGCCAATGGAGGCAACCGCAGCCATACGACAGCCGGGAAGCCGCGGAGCAGCTATGATCTGATCCTGTCGCGCTTGCAGCGGTATCCGAGCCCGGTCAAGATGAAAGTGCCCGCCGCGAATCCGTTGGAGGTTGATCGCCTGAACGCCATGAACGCCGCCTTTAAGGACGCGCAGGGGGCGAGCCATATCCTGATCGACCCCAAGTGCGTGGCGATGATTCGAGATTTTGAGCAAGTCTTGATGGACCCGCATGGTGGGCTCAAGAAGACCTACAATCACCGTGACCCGTACAGCCAGTTGACCCATTTAAGTGACGGGGCCTCTTATCTCTGCATCACCGAGCGCCCGGTGCGACAGCAGCGTGCGCCGCAAGGGCGGGTGTCGGTGAAATCCGCCGCGTATGGTGTGGGGGCGGGACGATGACGCGAGAGACCTGCACCCACCTCGGCATCGATGACGCCGCGCTGAATGCGCTCTATCGCGTGATGCAGTATGATCCCTGGCTGGCCCGGCGTGAAGCCCTTCGCCGCTGGTGGATGCAATGGATTGAGGAGCATGAGGGCATCATGACCGTGCGACAGACCCCCAAGCCATTCCCGGAGCCTCGCCCATGACGACGGCACTTATCGGGCAATGGCATACCGGCAACGTGCTCACCAATCCCAGCAACGGGGATGTGCTAGTCGACACGGGGCCATTGAGTGCGCTGCGGGGAGGCTATTACCTCGTGGGTGTGGTGGCCAGTGCGACGGTGGCTGTGGTGTACGACCTGCAGCTCAGGAATGCGGCCAATGATGCCACCGTGCAGAGCCAGCGGCGGCGGTTTGCCGCGACGGACAGCAACAAGAATGACGATTTGATGCTGCCCAACAAGATCCAGGTCACGCAGGATCAACGCTTACGCTGCGTGCTGGTGGGCAGTATCACCGGCGAGGTACAGGTGAGCTTGTTCAAGCAGGAGGTCATGTGAGCGCGTGGGCCTGGCTGTGTGACTACTGGCAGCGCCTCTGGACGACGCCAGAGCCCCCAGCCGAGCATTATCCGCTGATCACCGTGGATTGGGGGCCACCCTTGGAAGCGCAAGGCGGGGTCAAAGATCTGCGGGATTGCGGACACATTTCGAGTAGTCACAGTTACGACCCGCTACGGGAAGAAGATATCTGCCTTGAGTGCTACCGGGCGAAGGTAGGTCGCAAGCAGAGGTAGGCACGGCTATGGCACAAGACTTTATCACGATCAACGAATCAGCACCGCTCACGCATAAATTTGCGGGCGATCTCAAGCGCTTTGTCGATCACTTGCGCAATGTGATTGACGAGGCTGAAAAGATCAAGGGCATTATGGAACATAATATCAACGATACGAACTATGGTGGTGTAGAAACGCTCTTTGGCCTTAGCGCGGGTACTGGGGATGATTGTTACAACCTCATCGCTGGCACACTGGGCGCGATCAAGGGTGTCATTCAAAGTGCCGATGCACTCACGCTCATTGATCAGGTGGGCTAGCGTGTGGCGATCACGCTTGCGCAAGCGATTGTGCATAAGACGCGGACGACGTTTCCCAATACGACTACGCAACTAATCAATGGCGTCGCGGCGGGTAGTTTGTTGGTGGCACCGATAGCGTATTATCATGGCCAAGGGCGTACAATTACGATTACAAGTAGTCCTAGTAATAGTTGGCAGCAAGCGGTTATTGCTAATGGTGATGCAAATAGTCATATTGCCATTATTTATGCCTTGAATGTTGCGAGTGGTAATACAACACTAACATATACGTGGAGCGCAGGAAGCCTCGATGGTCAACTTGAAGGGGATATTTTGGAGTTTTCTTCTGCTGCTACCGCTGCAGGGCTTGATGCCAATGTGACGAATAGCGGCTCGTCCAGTGGCCCTTCAGTCACCAGTGGCACGTTGGCACAAGCCGATGAAGTCGTGATTGCCATGGGCTCGCATACCGGCAATGATACGACCTGGGCGGTGGATACGGCAGATAGTTATACAGAGATCAGCGAAAACGAGGACAACGACAACGGCCAGACGTATAGCAGCCAGTACAAAATTGTCGCAGCTACTACGAGCCAAGTGGTCAATTTTACCCTGGGTGCAAGTCGGAGTTGGTTTGCGTGCTTGGCTAGCTTCAAGGGGGCAGCCGCCGCCGCCGAGAAATTACCCTCAGCCTTACGGGTGCCAGTACCCATGATGCGTGCAGCATATTTCTAGGGGATGCGATGAGCAGTCCAGGCTATACCGTCGAGTCGAATGGCGATATCGCGCTGACAGCAGCCACCGCCAAAACGGTGGTGAGTGTAATCAACGCCGCGAACTCGCTGATTCGCATCGTTGAGCTGGGCGCGAGCTTCGATGGCACCAGCGTCACGGCGGAGCCGGTCACGGTTGAGCTGTGCTCCTGTACCCAGGCGGGTGCCGGGACGAGTACGGCGCATACCATCGTCCAACTTCGGGGCCCCACCCGCACCGTGCAGGCGACGGGGGCACGGAACTTCACGGCGGAGCCGACGACGATTACCGTGCTGAAGCGCTGGCTGGTGCATCCGGCCGGGCTGCCATTTGTGATCCAGTTTCCGCTGGGTCGGGAGCCTGAGCAGACCGTGACGGCTGATGCGTTGCTGATTCGGTGCACAGCACCGGCGACGGTGAATGTTCAGGCGTATTTAGAATTCGAAGAGGGCTAAGGATGCACTCTAGTATATTGAATGGAGGTGTGCCATTGCTAATTTCGTTTTCAATGTAGCCAAAGGAAAAGTGGCCGAATACGCGGCCCGCGTGAATGCGAACGACCCGACCAATAGCGTGTTTGTGATCGTCGTGTTAGCGACCTCCGGGCTCGAATCCGACGCGACCTTGATCGACATGAACGACCTCGCGGCTGTGGTGGCTGGGACGACGAACGAAGTCACCAACTCGGGCTATGCGCGGAAGGTCTTGGATAACACGGCCGGCATTACCGTGACCGTGGATGACACCAACGATCGTGTAGACGTGGATATTGCCGATCAGACCTGGACGGCGGTGGCGGCGGGTGATGGCTGGAGTAAACTCCTAGTGTGTTATGACCCCGATAGCACGGGCGGGGCGGATAGCGCGATTATCCCGTTGACAGCGCATGATTTCGTCGTGACTCCGGATGGCAGCGATATTGTAGCCCAGATAGCGACTGCTGGATTTTTCCGGGCGTCATAGGGCATAACGTATGCCGATTTTTGGGCGCAGTTTTCCTTTTCGGTCACGTCTCCTGGCGCGAGTCAAAACCGCTGGCCCGCAGACAATTGCCGTCGGGCAAGTGGTCGAGACCGATACCGCGCAGACGATCGCCTGGGCGCCGAAAGATCGTCTAATCGGGCAAGCCACGGAAACGACGCTAGCCCAAGCCATCAGCGTCCGTAAGCTCGTCACGGTCAGTCAGGCGCTGGAAACTGACGCGGCGCAAGCGCTGACGTCCCTCAAGCGGGCGACGGTCAACCAAGCGACGGAAACGGACAGCAGCCAGGGCCTTACCAGACGGAAGCTCCTGGCGGTGGCACAAGCCACGGAGACCGATCTGGCGCAGGCGCTCACACGCCGCAAGCAGCAGACGGTTGGGCAAGCGCTCGAAGCCGACACCGCACAGGCATTGGTTGGCAAGCAGTTTATTGCCGTAGGGCAGTCCGCCGAGGCCGACGCCGCGCAAGCCATCACCTGGGCGATCAGGCGCCTCGTGGGGCAGGCCACCGAGACGGACAGTGCTCAAGCGCTGACGGTTCGCAAGCTCCGTCTGGTTGGACAAGCCACCGAGGCCGATAGTGCCTCAACGCTCACCACGGCCAAACGTCGCACGTTGGGCCAGGCCG